CCTATCAATTCTGAAGAATAACAAGCAGAATAAAAAACAAAATAACTATTAACAATTCTCTCATAGTTTATAGTTCTCACAATTTGCACCATTCTAACAATGCGTTATATTTAAGACTTAATTTGTCACATTCGTTTGTAATATCCAAACTTTTTTCAATCTTTCGCTGTAGTTCGCTTTCTGTATAGCATTTAAGTTTGGATTGATTTGTGGCTTTTGCGGGCATGGTTGTACTGTGGGAATTGGAGTTGTTGCACAGCTTGTCAGCGTCAATACTGATAACATCACGCAGATTATCCATGTCAATCTTGTCTTGTTCATGCTGTTTCTCCAATTCATCAATATAGTTTAGATATTCTGAAACAATTTTATTCTGTTTATCAGTCAAATTTCTTTCTGTTTCGATAATTTTCTGATAATTTTTTTCACTCTCCAAGCGCAGAACTTCATCATATTTTTTTGTGGCTGTTTCATAACCGTTTCGGTAGTAATGCAGTCCTACAAAAAAATATGATGCAATAAAAATTATTCCTGTTGCACCGATGCAGACTAATTTGAATTTGTCGAACATTTTTATTTTTCTGCTGTTTCAGATTTTTTATTTTTACTTTGGAGCATTTCCCAATCATCAGACTGCATCATGGCGCAGAAAAATCTATATTTTTCTGAAGTTTCTTCAAAATCTAGTTCTTCGTTTCCCTGGTAAAAATATTTTTTTGATAGTTCAAAATCTTTTTTTATTACACAAATTTTCCATGAAAAAAAATTTTTATTTACAAAAAAATATTCTCCATCGGGCAATTCTGCTACTTTGGAATACAAATCAAAAATCCGCATTTTATTTTCTCCACATAGAAAATAATACATACAGTTCTATGGCAATTATAGCACTGCCAATAAAATCAATTATTGTATGCATATCACAAATATTTATCATTGTCTTTGTTTCTACACTCATTACAAGTTTTTAATATAACTTCCTGACCAATAACTCATTTATTCAGACAATTCAATTTTATAACTGTCAATTATAAAATTGGCTTGATATGCAGTGTATGTACTGCCCCACCACATATACCATCCCAAATAGAACGGTGTATCTGCATAAGTCGTTTCTTGATATTCAGATATTAAATTATTATCTTGATACAATCTCAAATATCCGTCTGCTCTGACAAGTTTATATGTATATTTTGTTCCGACTGTAAAGCTTCCGGTAGAACTATTAACATTAGACATTGAACCGTTGTCTCTGATAGCCTTTAGTGTACCAACATTTCCATCACCGCTTCCGTTCCAATTACACATAAAATATACAAATTTAGCGTTAGTAATTGTTCCGTTGTTCCAACCCTCAGCACTACTTCCGGTTGGATCTGTGAGTAATATCGGACTTATACCGGAATTTATTCTAACAGTTCCGGCACTTGCTAGCACTGTCATTTCCCATTCCAGTATAAAGTCATTTAATGCACCTAATTCACTAAACACAACATAAGATCCGTTTACGTTTGGTCCGGTAACTTTTAATTGATTTTGCTCTGTTGTTTCCCACGTTCCTTGTAAATTGTGTCCGGTATGATCAAGGATATATTGATATAATTCTGCGCCATTGAGATTTAACCCCGTTGGCTCCGGCTCCGGCTCCGGCTCCGGTTCAAATGGATCATCCACAAATACTCTAGCATCATAATTGATTGCAGTAACAGAACACTTTTTATCACTAGGCTTGATTGATGTTACCCAGTACTTCTCAATCTTTCCGATTGCATAATGCAGTAAATCTAATTGAATGTTACTGCGTAAATTAAAGTCTAATTCACTTAATAATTGAACATGAGTGTTGTCAATATATGTGCAATTTATCTGTTGAACAGTTCCATCATACCGTCTAATGTAAATTAAACTCACATCACTAGGTACAGTATCAGACAATTCACAAATTAAAGTATCACTGTCATAATCAATCACATAGCCACTGTAAGCGTTTAAATCTTGTGGTAATGCAACGGCTATGAGTGAGCCATAATTGCAGTTTAAAGCGTCAAATTCACAATCAAAATCAATCTGTTTGCGCTGATACATGATTTCACGTAAACGTCTTGCACCTAGTTTAATCGCCTTGTTTACATCTGTCACGGCTAATACTTCCACTTTTTCAGTATTGAGTGAGTTTTGGTAGTTATAAACCTCTGATTCATTTGTCGATTTATCAATATCAACGTAAACCTCGTCTTGTTTCCAGTTCTGCGGATTCATATAGGTTATATCGGCTTCGTCATTGTCTGTCGGTGTGATGAAATTGTACGTTATTTTCGGCTCTCCGGTCATATTGTTTGCAGTGAACATCTGTTCTATATATGCGTTTTCACTTCTGTATGTACCTTTGATTTTATTGCCATCAATTATAGGCTCTGTATAACCTACTTGCATACATTGTTTGATTGCTTCCAACACAGTCGTACTTTTATCAAAACGATAATCAAAATTCAATCCGGCAGTATTCCACATTTGGTCTAACTGCATCAAATTTTGTTCATCGTAAATCTTGCCAAACTTTGAATGTTCACAGATATACTTTATCGGTGCTGACAATGAACGATTAATTTCCTTGTCCTCTCCGGTCGTTGCTGACTGATTTGCTACTGTGATTGTTTTGAGTGTCGGATATTGAATTGACAATTTACCTATGTACCAAGTCCAAAAATAACCAGCCGAGCCATACGTACCGCCTTTCATAAAGCCTATATACTGCCCGAAATGAATACCGATTTGCGGATAATCATCGGCACTTATGTTAAATATAAGTCTTGCGTGACCTTGACTTCCATCCTCTCTATTTTCATGCGGATTTATCCATACTTTGATATACGCTCTTGTATGTTCAATTCTGATTGAATGTGCATCATCTCCGCCTTGACTGCCAGGGAAGGTAGTTTCTATCAAATACGAACTAATAAGAGCGCCTAAACCGCTTCCACCGCCGTAAACAGGTGCATACAGTCTATACTCATAATATCCAACATCATCACTTGATTTATATTTGTCAAACAGACACAAACAGAATCCGTTATACGTTCTACCTAGATCTGTGCGTTCTGAATAATTGTTTGCTTCAAACCAAAATTGCAGATTTCCGTTTATTGCCGTGTCTGTGCCTGAACGGTAACGGTAATCTCTGTGATTGCTGATATATCCACTGGCTTTATCCATTGTTCCGGCTACGGGTAAATTGTCGATTACTTGCTGATATTGAATAATGGTTGCTTCCCTTGAATTGATTAACCGTTCATTTGTAAACCAAACAGTAGCACCGTTAGGAGACCAACCCATTGTTTGATCATTCTCTCCGTTATTTCTCCAATTCTGCATTTTAATATATCTGCGATAATATCCCTCATTGTTTATCCACATGAATTTTTTTGGAATTTTCCAATAAGCTGGATACCATGAATTAGCCATGATTAAATCGTACATTTCCGGTGCTGAATAATTAAAACTATCAAAACCATTAACAACAACATCTTGATATGTGGTTGTTTTAACGTCATTCAGATTTGCCAAACGTCTAGTCCATAATGTACTAATCTGATTGTCTGATAATTCAGCTAAAGACTCTGAACCTCTAACGGTAATTGCAATTACGGTTACATCGGGATAATGCGTATCTGCTGAAATTAAACATTTTAAACCGTTCCATAAAAAAGTTTGAACATCCTGACTGTCGGTAGTATATTCCGACAGATTAGTAACCCTAAATTCATAAGCGTTGTTGTCATTGCCTACATCTATACTTATTGTTTCACCAAAAGCGTCCGGACTGTTTTTAGTATAGACTTTTGTCATACTCTGCGGTGCGTCTGTACTTCCGGCAATTTTCCATTCTAGCAAAATCGTTGCAGTACGATTTTCATAATCTCCCTCATCACTCAAATGATATAGACCGCTAGGGAATGAAAAATCTACTTCATAATATCTACTTGTTGCGCCTATTGGACACGCTCTGTAATATCCGGCAACGTTTGATTTAGCATTACTTAATGTACTTGCCGTTTCGACTAATTCAATCTCTGCGGAACTTGTACGATTTGCAGAAAATCCGCCCCAACCGCTAGTAGTTCTGTATGTTATGCCGTTCTTATCTTTAGCCAAAAGCGTATATGATGTGCCATTAACCGCTTGTACTTGATAATAGCCATTATCTAGTACATGTGTACTTTCTAAATTACTGTCATTGTAAACAAAACTTTTCAATACTAAAGTTGCTGATGTATTTTCTGTAATTGTTAAATTAACAAAATTAACATCAATAAACTTGCCTTTGTTTGTATCAGTTCCATAATTTATTAAGGTTAAAGGATATGTTTCAGAACTACCACCGTTTCTAACTGTGAGAGCAACTTTCCAACCCAAGGCAAGGTTTAAATTGCTAGGGATTGAACTAGCATAACATCTGACAGAACTAGGCATTAACTCAATTTCAGTTAAATTTATTGTTCTGTCCTGTCCTTGCAGATTATATAAACGAATCATGTCACCGCTGGCAAGGTGTAAATCACTGTTACTTGTTGCCATTAATCCGTTTAATGTTAGCGTTGCTGATACAATTTCGCCCCTTTTACGTGAGTTGCTTTCAGTTGCCGGAACTTCCTTTCCAGACATGGTAACTTCGGTTGAATTGTACCAACATCTGTGAGCGTCATGGGAACTAATATCTTGATTAGGGTCTGCTACAAGTACATCAATATCACTGCCTACATACGAACTGATAGGAGTTGCACCGATATACATCTGATCTAAAGACCAATCAAAATAGCCTACACCTTGACACAATAACATAGACATATATCGTACATTGTTTACGTAAAAATAATGTTTGTCGCTTATGTAATCGGGAAATGCTTTAACAAGTCCAAACTGTTCGGGGATTGGATCTTCCAATTTTGCCTTGTTGCCTTGCGCATTTGGATCATAGATACTTGAACCGCTTTCTTGTTTCTTATCATCAGTCTTTAATTTTTTGAGCATTGACATTGTATAAACCGCAACGGCAAGCGCAATGATAATCATTGCAATACTGAAAAAATCTTGCGGTTTGATAACGAACTTTAAACACCTTGTTTTGCTCAATTTAAACACTGACCATAAATCTGATGGCACTTCCTGCCCGTCTGAAAAGACAGTTATATTATCTTTTAGATTTTGTAAATTTAATCTCTGTAATGAGTGTTCTAAAAGTTCTAAAACAGTAAGATTAGATTGTTCTAAATCAAATTCTCTGATCGGATTATTATCAATGCAATTACAAATTTTAACTTTCATAAAACAACCTCATTTTTTCGTGTCTATAAATTCTTATGCAAGGATTTGATTTATAAGGCTCAAAACAACTGCCTTTTCTGCTATCTGTATGCAGAATGTGACCATAAATGAATATACCCACATGAACAAGTACAGAGTGTTTAAAATAGCAAATTACATCAAAATCTCGCGGTGTTTTAACCTCACTAAATAACCCCTTTATTTTATCGTACCCGTTTGTCATAGTGTCTTTTTGACAGTCTGTGCATGAGTCTAGTTCGATGTTTAATTCGTTTTGGTAAACATAGCATACTAGCCCCCAACAGTCTAAATGTGGGTAAATTCTGCCGTTAGGGGTATGAATGTTACGCAAATATTTTTCGATATTAACAGACATAACGCAATCCTTTGAATTGTTTAGCCGTGTACCTTTTGAACGGGAATTTAGCATTTAAAGTATCATGCCATCCGGCGGTAATAGTTGCACCTTTTGGTGTAACTTGACATGATGTTACAAATAAGGTTAGTGAGTAACAAGGCTTGTATGCAGTTGTACCGTCATACTCTGCTGACGTGTCAAAAGGTAAATACTCCAATACCGTTAAATAACACGGATTCGCTCCCGTCATTATCGTATCTGCAATTTCCAACACTTCACCATTGATACTTGCTACACCAAAAGATAAGGCTGAACCGGATTGATTAGTTCTTTCCGGTAAGTTTATCTGAATACCACTAGGAGTAAACTCTCTCAACTCGTCATTGTGATCACGGGCAATAAAACCATGATACGATTGAGCAAAACAGATAGGAGTTGCAAGGCTTTCAGATTCAATCACAATAGCGTAAATAGGTGCATCTGTGCCGTTAGCGTTGACAATCGCTAATTCGCTGAATTTACGTACCGGAATTGCCGGAGTAATTTCGGTTGCTATGGTTGTGTACTGTTTGTAAAAATTATTAGGTAAATCAAATTTACCGCCGTATTTTAAACCTTTACTTATTACACATTCAGATAAATAAAATTGTGGATTTGAACTAGTATCATGAGTGTTACAAACTGTAAACCATTCACCATTCCTAGCTATTGCATCGGCTCTGAATGTATTATGCCATGTTTTAATCGGATAACCGTCAATGTACATTACAACCGAACATACATCGGTATTTGCGTCTAATACTTCTAACTGCAATTCAAAACAAACATGATGCCATCCACGGTCTGACCAACCGTTACCGATAATACATTCTGCTAGTCTCGGTAATCGTTCGTTATATGCAGATATAAAATCAGCATTACCACCAATCCGCATAGCCATACCAAAATAATCTGCGGAAACATGGCTCCAATATCCATGGATAACAAGAAAACCATCATTTATAACGCTTCCGGTAGCTAACGTGTTTTTGGATGTGTTTAAAATTGATTCAAAAAATGGCAATGCTTTCCAAAAATTACCGTTTCCATCATCATTAGGCGTACAGATTGTAAATTCAAAAGTTCTTTGAATAGGTTTTGTTTCGTTATACCAAATATCCGCAGAATCAAAAAAAGCCGGATAATCAGAACCAAATTTCCGATTACATGCTAAACAACTAACACCATCGACTTCTGTTATATCTGTATAGTACGGATCTTCGATGCAACCTTTTGATATTAAATTACCCCTTAAAACATTTATTTTACCGTTTGCAAAATTCAGAACAAACAAGGTATTTTCAGACAATGTACCCCAACCGACAACGCTATTGGCTGATACATTAACAGTTTGCGATAATGTGATTACATTGTCATTTATATCAACAACTTCACATGTATATGTGGTTGTAGAAGCTGGCGCAACTGTTATGCTTGTTGCTGTTTCGTCATTATCCCACTTGCAACTTTGAAAATCACCTTGTAATGCAAGTGTTACCGTATCTCCGGCATTTATGAATGTACTGCTTGCAATAATGTACGGTTTAACTGTTAATTCAGTAAATTTCAGATTGTTTATATAAAATTCTGTATTATTGGATGTTACATAATTCTGCGCACCAAACGTTAAACCTTTTTTGATTACAGTTAAATTGTCTGTGTCCTCGTATGTGTAAATTAACGTGTCATTACTATAAATTGTGAGTACATTGCTTTCTCTGTGCAATCTGTAAGTGAACCATGTATTATACGTGTTTGTTGTCGGGATTTTTATCCGTGTGTTTGTAAGGTTTAACCAAATTGTGCTATTGTTATAATCTTGTAAAGAAAAACAATCAACTGCTTCAAAAAACACATACGAACGATTACCGATTTTTCTAACATCAAATTCAATTTCATAATCGTCTATATCTCTGAATTTTGAACCAACGTATGAATAACCCCTATGGTTATAATTGTTTCCGGCACCCGAATTATGCAGACAATAATTACCGCTTTCGAGTTCAACAAAATCATAATTTGACATAGCAATATTTAGCGTTGGACTTTCTTTCCAGTCTGAATTTAACGCATGATTGTCGGTAGTTTGGTCATTAAAATTAACATCAAGCAATACTCTACTCATAATAATTACTCCATGTTTGATCAAACTCTACATTATCAACGTCTAAAGTCATGCTGATTTTGTAACACGCACCGATATGATTACGAAATTGTAATTGCTCACTTAATGAACCGTTTTGTATTCTGACTTTTCGTGCTATCAATTCACTTTCCGTTATATCTGCCCTGTCATTCAATATCGGTGCGATAAACCAATCTACACCAAAATTGATATGATTCTGATAAAACGCAACAAAAGTCTGATAGTCTGCAAGATTGTTAAATTGCAGTGTTACAGACAGTGTATGCGGTGCGTCTTTTGATAACAATCTCTGTCTGACGGTGCCATTGGTCATAGTTGTTCGCAAAACGTTAGGACTGCGTTTTAATGAATATCCGTCTTGTAAAAACTTCGGTAATGTGTTTGGGTAAAATTCCATATTAATATCCTTGTCTTGCTAGTCCATACGTCCCCGACATTGCGTTTGCAACTTCACCGCCGTTGCGAATATTTGAAACGATAACATCAATAATCATCTGTTGGTCATTGTCCGTTCTCTGCTGAACTTGTCCGGCTCTTGAACTGTCTTCTATTAAGTTTACTGTGACATTGTTTCCGTTATTTTTCATCAAGTCTTCAGTATCTTTTCTTCCGGTAACTGTTGCCGGACCTCGTACAAGTTCCGGTCCAATTTCACCAACTAAACCGACTGCTCCACTTGGAATATAACCACCTTTATCATATGCACCGGTGTAATTTACAGATTTCAACTGACCGATGATCTGTAGACCTTGCCCGATTACTTGCGCCCATGCAATCAAGTTCGCCGGATATGGTGCAGCCATAGCGTTCATGGCACCTTGATACATTGAAATCATAGAACTTGCAACAGCAAAGCCTTTCTGTAGAGCAAAAAGACCCTTGTAAATACCGGAGTTCTTTTCAAACCCTTGCGCTACGCTACCAAAATAATCGCTGATTGCTTTACCTGCCTGCGAGTAAACCCCAACAATCTGTGTGCCTGTAAGTTTCGCTTTTGAAAAATCACCGCTGATTAAATTCGCCCAATTCAGATTGTACTTTGCGATTTTTTCAGAAAACTGATCAAGCACCGTGGAGTCGGAGTTCCAATCTTCCTCACGTTGCTTCATCTCCTGGAGGGCCTGATTACGTTTCTCTGCTTCTTCCTTATAATGTTCGCTGTATAACTCTGACAGTTTATCAAGGTGCAGTTGTGTTAGTTCAGTTTCCGTTGCTCTGTACTGCTCTTGCGTGATTGCACTCTGCTCCAATGCAGTTTTTAACACTGTCATTCTGTCAGCGTATGTGCTGTTCTCTTGCTCAATCGCATCTAACGCATTAAACTTCATGCGCTGAATTTCAGCGGTTAAATTTTCATAAGCCTTTCTAGCTTTGTCAGTTTCTTCTGCCAATTTTCTAGCTGCAGAACTTGCGGCGGTACTTCCAGAAGTTCCGGCTCCCGACATTTTGAACATGTCATTGTAGTTTAACGATTTTGTTTTTAATGAATTTTGCAGAT